CTCCTTGTTGTGATTGTGATGCTAATCCATGTGCTGATGTATCTACATCTACTATCATCGATGAGTTAATCTATCAATTAGAATTGAAAGCTCCAGGAAACAACCCTGATAACATTTCTTTCTCTACATTCTATACATTTGAAAATGTAGGTGGAACTATTCTTCGTATTACAGGAAAACCATTAACACAATATGGTCAACCTTGTGATATCGCAGCGTTCCCTTTTGAATATGACAGAATGTCTTTCAGAACATTTGTATATGCTGGTCCAGCTACTACTGCTGACTTTATTGTTGCTGATGCTTGTAACTTTGTTGCTCAACCTATTATCACTCAACGTGCTTCTTATGCTTCAGGACAAACTGCAGAAATTGCTCAATTAGAGAAAAACTTCTACAGCTACCAAGCTGGGTATTTGAAACACCTTTACAGAATGAATGGATACAACGAGAACTTTGAGACTTGGGTATCTGGTGGAGTTACTTATGATACGTATTATATCAAATTCAATGAATATGATAAATCTGCATATCAATGGGGTGATTACATTATGGAAGATTCTACAGTGATCATCGCTGCTCCAAACTCTGTAACAAGTGGTATTGCTGCTGCAATTGAAACTGTATTAGAAGCTGCTTTAGGAACTGTATTAGATAACAATGCTTGTATCACAACTACAACTACTACATCTAGTGCTCCTGCATCTACTACTACTACAACTTCTACTCTTATTCCTTAAGACTGAAGAACAGTAAATATTATTAAATAACCTATGCCAGGGGAAAGAGGATACTACTCATATTCCTCTGGCATATTTATTATAAAACAAACATGGCAAACTTACAATTAGATATATTAGTAGTTCCTACTTATAGTGTACTTACAATTGGTGTTGCAGATGCTTCTGTATATCCTACCAATCCTCCAGTGGTCTCAGCACCATCTATTGAGATTGAAATACCAGGATTTGGAACAAAGATATTACCTTTCGTTCCTAATGAAATCAATGTATTTACATCATCTAATTTGGGAATAACAGATATTGGTTGCAATCAACCTCTTCCTGATGGAGTGTACAGATTAAAATATTCTGTGGCTCCTGCATATGCAAATTATGTAGAAAGAACAATATTACGTGTTGAGAGACTTCAAGAGAAGTTCGACAATGCTTTTCTTCAATTAAATATGATGGAGTGTGATAGAGCCCTTAAAACTCAATCTAGCGTAACATTAAATACAATCAACTTCTTTATTCAAGGAGCAATTGCTGCAGCTAATAACTGTGCAGAATATGAATCAAATACATTATATGCTCAGGCAGATAATATGTTAAACAATTTTCTTAAATCTAACTGTGGTTGTTCAGGTAACAACTACCAATTAAACTTTTATTAATTATGGCACAATGTTCAAGCTGTGGAGCTAATGTGGGGTGCGGTTGTCAATTGACAAACGGAGTGTGTGCAGCATGTGCTGCTAAAGTGAATAAATAAATAAAATTGATATCATGTTATCACCAAGACTAACAAATTGCCCAGAATGTTCTAACATTCCTGATTTACTTAAAAAAATAAATTGCAAGTTAGCAGAGCTTGGTAATAGTTTGTACAACAATATTTCATATATGTTGAATCAACCTATACCTGCTGGTGACATTCTTCAATTAATAGCATATAGAAGGATACTTACTCATAAGTATTGTAATCCTAATTATGTGCATGAATACTCTGTAGCTATGATAGCTAGCAGAGTTATACGTATTACAGCAGGTTGTGTTAGTAGATGTAATGAACCTGAGCGTTGTTTAGAAGATCCTTGTGATGTTGATGTAGTAGCAAATCCTACAACAACTAGTACAACCACTGCAATAATTGGTTGTAAATCATTTATATTATACAACACTGCAACTTCTGCAGAATCATTCTTGATTGGTAATTGTAATACAGGAGAACCAGAAACAATAACTTTACAAGGACTATCTAGTGTTTGTATAAGTACAATAGTAACTCTTAATGTATCACCAAACATTGTAGTGATAGATACAGATGAGTGTACTACAACAACTACTACTACTTTAGCACCTACAACTACAACCACTACTACTTTAGCACCAACTACAACAACTACTAGTTCAAGTTCAACTAGCACGTCTACAAGTACAAGCACTAGTACCAGTACATCTACTTCAACATCAACTAGTTCAAGTACTACAACTACCACTAGCACAACAACTGCACCACCTACAACAACAACTACTACTACAGTAGCATTAGATTGTGAATTTACTGGATCTGCTACAGCAGAACCTACAACTACAACCACTACAACAGCAGAACCTACAACCACTACTACTACAACATGTACATTAGTAGCAACAATACAGATTTCTTATAATAGAAGTACTGTTGGAGTAGTTAGGCTTAGAGCTGGAGTTATTAGTGGAAGTACATTAAATATTTTAAATTTTGTCGGAGGTAGTACTGGTTATTCATCTAGTGGATGTGTTGGTACAGAAAATACAAATACGTTTAATTTTAATCTTCCTATTGCTAGTACTTTTGAACAAGTACAACAATTTACAGCAATCCAACCAGTAGAATCAGCTAAAGCTAATAGTTTATCAGTAAACGGAATTGCAATAACTACTGCTTCACAAACAATTAATATTGGTGGTAATTGTTATTTAATACTTGATGCATTCAATTGTAATGAAGTTCCAAATCCTACAACAACAACCACAACTACAACTGTTGCATTAGATTGTTCATTTACTGGAACTGCTGAAGAAATAATACCTATTTTTGGAATAGGGAATATATTAGGTACATCTATTTCATCTCCATTTTTTAGAATATATGATGACACACTTGTTGAAATAAGTCAATTAGCGTCTGTTGGCGTCACTGCAAATTATGGAATAAATGCTTCCGATAATTACCAATACTCTATAGCAGCTGCTGGTGTAGCTTCTCCTTTGCAAGTAAAGGTATCTAACAATTATGGTAATTTTTACTCAGTTCCTAGTGGGGTAGGTCCTGGTTTTATTGGGCAGACTTTAATATCTAAAAATGGACAATATATGTATGTGGAATCAGGAGTTACTCTTTTAAGAAGTGATAATTCTGGAACAAGTTTTAGTTCTGTATCACTTCCTGTAACTTTTACAATTTTTATACAATCTAGTATATCATGGGATGGTCAATATGTTATTGTAGCTGGTAATAATTCAACAGTGTTTAGTATTTTACTATCTACAGATTATGGAATAACTTTTACAAATATAACATTAAATATTTTTCCTTCGCAATCAGCAGCAAATAGTAGTATTGGTCAATGTGCCGCAGTATCAGGAAATGGTCAATATATGATGGTAATGGCAGGTACTGGAACTAATAATAGTTACAGAAGTACTGATTTTGGAGTAACTTGGACGATAATGAGTATTGTTAGCCAAGATTTTAATGAAGACCTTAAGTTAAGTTATGATGGAAGATATGGAATAGTAAGTGCAGCTAATAATAGAGTTATTACCACAAATGATTTTGGTGTTACTTGGACTACTAATACTTTTAGTAGTAATGTTTACAGATCAGGTATATCTAATTCTGGACAATATATGTTTGCAGAACTATCTGGTATTTTTCAAACTCAAATATCCTCTAACTATGGTGCTACTTGGACATCTTACAGTTCTGGTACCAAAAGATATTTTAATTTTATAAACTAACTATAATATATTAAACCTTTTAAAAATAAATAATATGTCCAATTGCTCAAATTGTTATAACGGATGTACAGAGATTGTCTCTGACAGATGTGTTAAATATACAGGAATAGATGTTCCTGTCCTAGGAATCCAAACTGGTGATTCTCTATCTTTTGTAGAACAAGCTCTTATTACATTTCTTGTATCAACATTAGATGGTACAGGAATAAAAATAGATCTTACTGGAATAGATATTTGTGCTCTTGTACAAGCTAATCTTCCTACATGTGGAGATATATCAATTGTAGATATATCAAAAGCACTTATTGCTTCTGCTTGTGATCTTCAAGAACAAGTTGATGCTATTGTTGCAGACATAGTAGTGATTAATAATGATATAAATGTAATTGAAGCTGATTATACTATAAGATGTCTTATAGAGGGAACACCTTCTATAACATCTTCTTCAGGAACACATGCTATTCTTCAGGCTACAATAGATACATTATGTGCATTAGTTTTAGAACTTCATACAAATTATTCAAGTAATGGTACTGAGTTAGATAATTATATTGCTAACTATTTAGCTACACAGGGTGGCGGAGGTGGATCTACAAAATATTATAATTCAATGGTTCCTTATACAGTAGTTGAATACTATGGTCTTATAGGAGGTAATTTTGATGGTAATGGTATAGGTATTGCAACAGGTCCTTGGGAAAAAATATATCTATGTAATGGTCAAAATGGTACACCAGATAAAAGAGGGAGAGTGGGTGTAGGTACAACAGATGGATCTATGTTAGGATTAACATTACCAAGTGATACTAACCCAGGTTCTTCTCCATTTAATCCATTATACACATTAGGTGGTTCAGCAGGAACATCAAATCAAACAGTTCTTGGATTAACACAAATACCAGCACATTCGCATGTAGGAACTATAGCTTCTGGTGGTGAACATACTCACAATACACAATATGGTTTGACTGGTGGAGGTACATTATATGCAGAAACTCCTTATGTTAGTGATCTTCTTGGAGGAACTGCAGGATTAACTACATCTAATGGAATTCATACACACACTATATCCATTACTTCTACAGGTGGTAATCAGGCTCATTCAAATGTACAAGTTGGACTTGGTTGTTACTATATTCAATACAGACCTTAATAAATAAATAAAATATGGAATATCCTTTTTTACCAGTAAATCCTAGCTGCTCAAATGTAGTTATAAATGATCCGTGTGGGTGTAGTTCTGTAATTAGTAATAGTGGTTGTAATAATAATGATCCATGCTCAACTCTTATAACTGCATCTAGTACTATTGTATATGATGGTCCTGTATTATCATGTATAATTGCTGAGCCATGTGATACATTAAATGTTATATTACAAAAGATTGATTCAATTATATGTAATTTACTTACTCAGATCAATACATTAAATATTCAAGTTAATAACATCGCTGCTCAGGTATTGAATATTAATAGTGAAATAATCACTATTAATAATACATTAGATCAATGTTGCACTACAACTACCACTACTACAACAATTCCAACATAAATAAAAATGGCTAATTGCTCTCAGATAAATAATACAACAATAAAAGGAACGAGTGATGTTATATATGATAGCACTCCACTTCCTTGTACAAATATAAAAACTTGTGATGATTTAAATACAATCCTTGCTAAGTTTGATAGTGTTATATGTTCTGCTGTAGCTAGTGTAGCTACACTTAAAGAGGAGGTAACAAATATCACTGAGGATGTAATGATTATAATAGAAGACATAATCAATATTAATGATCAGTTAAATATATGTTGTCCTAATTGTAATTTCACTGGAACTGCAAATGAGTTATTAGTATGTGATTTTACAGGTAGTGCTAACGAGATATTGAATTGTTCATTTACTGGAACAGCGGCACTAAGAAATTCGGTTTCTCAATTAGATTAATAAAAGATTAATAATAAATAAAATAACATGACAGTATTAATAACATTAACAGTTGCTGGGGCTGATTCAGGCCCCTTCAATCTGTACTCAAATCTATATGGATACACATCAGCATTTGAAACAAATGTAGCTAAAGTGGATCTATTAGCAGGATATCCTTCTGCACTAGTGCCTGATTACACAACTATTATAAGGGTCGTCTCTACAGGAGATTGTACAAATTATATTGATATACCATTAACATCAATAACTACAACTACTACTACCAGTTCCTTGTTATAGCATGTATACAATACACTGTTGGCACTACTTCAGGAACAGGACAAACTTTTACTTACACTGATTGTGATGGATTACCTCAGTCAGATACTGTAGGTGGGGCATCAGGATTTAATTCTAAAACATTTTGTGCTTAATTAAATTCAGTAGTAGGTACAGGAGAAACTACAACAATATATGATGGACCTTGTCCAACTTAATTTAAAAATCAATTAACATAAATTAATAAATAAAAATAACATGACAACATTAATAACATTGGTAATACCAATCGGTGGGGACGCAGGTCCTTTCGATCTTTCTTCAAATGTAAATGGATATACTCCAGCATTTGCATTTGCAGTTCCTGCAAATCTTTTAACAGCTGGATATACAACATCTGCTGTTCCTGATGGAACAACTACAATTAGAGTAACCTCTGTAGGTGTATGTACAAATTATATTGATATACCAGTTGTTTTAACACCTACCACTACAACTACAAGTACAGCTGTTCCTACAACTACTACTACTACTACTGCTGCTATTCCTACAACTACTACTACAAGTAGTTCTACAAGCACATCAACTAGTACATCAACATCTACTAGTACATCAACATCTACTAGTACGTCTACTAGTACTACCACCACTACAATTGTACCAACAACAACTACTACTACTACACCTATTCCTGTATCTACATTTTGTTACGATGGTATTTGGGAGCTAAATGACCCAACTCACCCAGGAGGTGGCTCTGTTACTTATATAAATAGTTTAGGAATAGAAACTACTAGGAACAATATTTGGTCTGACAATCCAGTAAGTATTGAAGCTTTGTCAATAATAAGCACTGTAGGGGTTATTTCTATACCTTGTGAATCTACAACTACTACAACTACTACTACCAGTTCCCCTGTTATAGCATGTGTAGAATATACAGTATCCACTACATCATCTAGCAATCAAAACTATGACTATATTGATTGTGATGGAGTACCTGTTCCTGATAATTCAGTTGGTGGTGTTGGAGGTTATGATCAAAATACATTCTGTGCTCAAGAGGATTCAGTTGATTTAATTGGAATCGATTTAACTCTTGTACCTAATGGACCTTGTCCAACTTAATTTAAAAATTAATAAAAAACTCTTGTTTTGTTGGTTTTACAAGGTTTCTCCTCAAGACTTTTCTTGGGGAGTTTTTGTTTTATAACTAATCTAGTTATAAAGAATTACAGCTCTAACTAAAATTATTTGGAATATATAAAAACTATTGTTTATCTTTACGATATTTTTAACTAATATAGATACATATGTCTGAAAATCAAAGCTTGTTACATCAATTAGAAGAGTTATTAACCAGAAAGAAAAGTAAAAAGTTCTATGCAGAGAAATTAGGAATAAGTGAATTTGAAGTGAATGAGCTCATGAGAGAGCTTAAAGAAAAAGATGATGATCCTGTAAAAAATTATACAGAAGAACGTAAAGTAAATATTGAAAAGGGAACAATAGAAAGTACAATAGTCACAGACTTTGATCCTAAAGATGATATAGCACTAGCTAAACTACACAAGATAAATTTAGATAAATACATCATAACCAACTACTGGTCTAAGATGTTACCTAATGGAAGATTTACTTCCTCAATCTTTTCAAAAAGAAAAGAAGCAAAAGACTACTCCCCTGAAGACTTTGCTAAGTTTTTAGAAAACTACAAACCAAATAATATATCAATTACTAAAGTAGATCGTACTAATAGTAAAGACTATGTAGATGTAGAAATATCTATAGCTGATTATCATTTAGCTAAGAGAACAGTAGATGGTGATAATGATCCATCAGCCAGAGCTTTGAGATATTTTAATGTGGCTCAGTCTTTGATTAATAAAGTGGAGGCTAATTACAATGTAAACACTGTAGTGTTGCCTATATCAAATGATTTCTTTCATACTGATAACTATCAACATCAAACTACACAGGGAACACCACAAGATACTATAATGGATTATCATTCAGAATATGAATTAGGATTCGCTGTTCTTGTAGATACAATCAATATGTTAAGACAACATTCTAGCACTGTACAGGTAGTTCTTGTACAAGGTAATCATGATAGAACTAAATCTTTTTACTTAGCACATGCGTTAGATGTATATTTCAAAAAAGATCTTGATGTAGAATTTATAAGAGAGCATTCAACTATTAAAGGAATCACATTAGGAAATACATTCATTGGATGGCATCATGGTAATTGTAAGTTAGAAGACCTTCCATTATTGTTTGCAACACATCCTCAATACAGTCAAGCATTTGGTAATGCTAAATACAGAGAGGTACATACAGGAGATAAACATCACTACATGGCTAAAGAAGTCAAAGGTGTAAGAATACAACAAATGCCTAGCTTATCTGGAACAGATAGATGGCACCTAGATAATAA